TCGCAACTGTCTTAATGCACGTCTTGCACTAGCATGAGTTCGAACAGAGTTACGTGCTTCAAACTTTTCATTTTGATCAAAGTAATCGAGATATGCTTTGATTAATTTATCGTGTGTATCGTCCATCATTCTACTACATCAATGTCGTTCTCATAACTTGTGAAACCATTTTCTTTTACAACTTTAAGAACGTTGTTAACTCTGCCAATAAGTTCATCTTTATGACTGATTAAGTAGATATTTTTTTCTCTTTCTCTGCCCATTTTCTTAAGTACAGCAAGACTGTTTTCAACACCGTTGGAATCCATACCGCTGTCTATAAGTTCGTCAATGAATAGTAAGTTAACATTTTGATATAAACTTTCCCAAACGTCACGGAAGGCAAAACTTAGTCCTAGTATAAGTCTATTACGTTCACCACGTGATAGATTATCAAAGTCTAAGTCTTGACCTAACTGTGTAATTTCAACAGAAAGGTCATTTAAGAATGTTACGGTGTGCGGCAAACCTAGTTTATCTAGATAGTATGTTAATCTATTGTTTAGATATGCTAGATTTTGATCGATAATTTTTTTACGTATAAAACTGTCTTTGTTTGTTAGAAGTTTTAACAAGAATTCTTGGTGCTCTTTTGTAGATGTTATATCGTTAACTGTTGACCAATCAATATCTTGTTTTGCACTAGCTTCAAGATCGTCAATCTGTTCCTGATACGGGTCAACTTCATCTTTTCTGTTTTCGTAAGCATTTTTTAAAGTGTCTACATTGTTTCTATGATCATATGCTTCTTTAGACGTTTCGTAGTACGTGTTCGGACGTCCGTTGATATCACCTATATCGCCGAGCTCTTTTTCAACACTGTTTAGTTTGTCTGTAATTTCTGTAAGATATGCGTCTGCATCAACTAATTCTTTAGATTTTTTATCTAAAATTTCTGCTTTTTTGTCTGCATGTAAAGACTGTCCGCATGTATAACAAGTAGCACTATCTAGTTCTAAGATGTCTTTTTCGACTTTTTTAACAGACTTACTGGCACGTAACTGTGCTGTCTCGAGTGTGCTTTTTTCTTTATTAAGAGCCAAAATAGCATTGTTTAGCTCAGTCCAGTTTGCTAGTTTTTCGTGCGATTCGAGTTCTGCATCAATATCAAGGTGTTCAAGTTCTTCGATAGATTCCTTTAGCTTTACAACATCTGTAGTGCGTTTTGAAAGCCATGCTTTTTGCTTGCTTTTAAGACCTTCTATAGTTTCGTCAATTTTAGAATTAGCAGATTGTATTGCATCAATACGCATAGTTTCTTGCGTAAGTTCGTCTTTAGATTTTCGTACTTCTTCTTTTAAAAGATCTGCTTTTTCAGAAAGTATAGTTATTCCGAGTAACTGTTCTATAATAGCACGTTGATCGTTTGTTCGCATGCTTAAGAACGGTTCTGTATAAGTGTTAAGTGCTACAACATGTTTGAACATGTCGTGACTCATACCTAATAAAGAATCAATCGATTCCTGTGTTTTACGACTATCACCTTGAGATTCGTCTATGTCAACTTGCTCTTCGTTGTTGACATAGAACTTTAAAACATTTGGCGATCTACCTCTCTCAATTCGGTACTGAACACTGTCTTTTTCAAAAGCAAGTGTAACTAACATTCCTTTAGAATTAGTCTTGTTAATTAAATTGTTTTTTCTTATGTTCGTAAGAGCGTTGCCGTAAAGAGCATAACTTAACGCATTAATTATAGTTGTTTTACCAGTACCATTACGGGAGCCAGAATCGTCACCTCCTTGATCTAAGTTTTCGCCTAGTACTAGTGTGAGTTGTTGTTTATCAAAGTCAACCGCTTGTGTTTGGTTGCCAACACTCATAAAATTTTTAACGGTTAGGTCCTTAATTTTAATCATGCGTTAATCCGTTGTATATCTCCAAAAGTTTTTTCTTATCAAATGAGTCTGTGTCTAGTTCAGATATCTCACTTGCAACGATTTGATCAACACTAACAAATGAACTAATGTCTAAGTCTGTGCTAATTTCTTCAATATGTGATTTAGGTATAAGTGTAATTTCTCTACAGTTATACTGATTGATAAATGTTTCTTTTATAAAACTTGCTTCTTCATAACTGATATCAATGTCAAGTTCTACTCGCAGGTACATTTTGCTTTTTATAAGTGTGTCTTGTTCGTCGATTAGTTTAGAAAGTTTAACAGTTCTATACTTAGGACAATCCGGCCAATTGATGTACTCTGGTTCTTTGTTGTTTTCTTTGTCAAGAATCATCATACCACGTTCGTCATCCCATGCATCTGCATAGTTGTGAGGGAAAGCATTACCGATATAATGTATTTTGCCTTGATTTTGACGCTTATGAAAATGTCCACTAAAGACATAGTCTTGATTAGCAAAGTGTTCTTTGTTTAAGTCACCACCGTGATCAGGCATTTTAACCATAGCATTCATGTAAAAACTTGGAAGTTCAAAATGTCCAAACATGTATTTTGCCTTACATTTTTGTATTTTTTTCCATTCGTCTGCTACAAGCCATGGGACAATAGCAACATCGTCTTCTACAGTTAATTCATCGATAAATGTAATTCCTGGTATGTGTTTTGCAAACGCTGTAGAGTTTACATCTCTTTTATCTTTGTAGTACAAATCATGGTTGCCATCGAAGAATATAAACTTGTCAAATGCTTTACCAAGTTTTTCCATACTTCTAATAGTAGCATCCATGGTCGTGAGGTTAAGACTGTTTCGATTGTGATGCCAATCTCCACAGAAAATACCAGTTTCACATCCGTTTTCTTTTGCTGTTTTGATATACCAATCTATAAATTCTTCGCAATCGTCATTGTGAACGCGACTGTTACTTTTTAGACCAAAGTGTATATCAGTAAACACAGCGGCTTTTTTAAACAAACTGAGTCCTCCGTAAGGCTTTTAGTTTATAATATAACAAAAGTTAATCTTTGTCAACCACTTTTCTTTCTTGGAAAATTGAAGTTTTTAGTTCTTCATTTCTTTTTACAGCGGCTTCCCATTCACCTTGTGCTTGTCGTGTGTATGATGGGTTTAAGTCGTTCATCTCTAAAATATCGTCTCTAATATTTTGATTACGTTTTTCTATATTAATGACACGAACAAATGAATTAGTAACAGCAGCGGTATAGTAAGCAAAAGGATTATTACTTTTAGATTCATCGAACTGTAGTCCTATCTGTGCTAGTTGTAGTATTGCTTGCCCCTTCATTTCGTCGTTGTAAGTATAACCTCTAACGTTACCTCTAGTTGCATACCTATCAACTAATTTTAACCACATAGTTGCTAGTTTGTTAGTTGCTTTACCGTGTTTATGATCAAAATGTCCGTTTTCCATGCCGCCTTGCCAATGACTTTTGCCTACACACACTAGTTCATCATTTTCGTTAAATTTATAGTGTTGAAATGGAGGAAAATTTAATTTTACCTTGTGATCTGCTATAGTTTTAGGATTTTTCTTTCTTCCAGGTTCATCTGGAATATGATCAAATGTCATAATACGGAAGATTAGTTCTTCTTTTGTAATCTTTTTCCAGTCAACTTCGCAATCTGCTTGTTTTACCTTTTCACCGGCCATTTTGCGGGTTTCGTAGTCTGCATTGCTTAGACGCTTTGCTTTGTTTCTTTTTGCTTCTGCAATAGTTAATCTGTTTACCTTTTCTATATCTGTAAGAATAATATCGTACTGATGGTATTCTGGGTCTATATAGCTATTAAACGTATTCTTTGATTTGTGGATTTCTGATAAGATATCCTTGTTGTTTAAATAATTTCTAGATCGCACATGTTTCTCCAAGTTTAATAGTCATATTATAAACTACATACTTAATTATGTCAACTAAATAATACATATAGGAGAACTGAATGGCAACTAATCCCTTTGACAGTATAGGCAGAGCGGTCAGGACACAGGCTAATAGAGCCCTGACTCAACTACAAAATGATGCAGAAGCGTCAGTACAAAACTTTATTGGAGATAAACTCAACACAGGTGTAGGATTCATTGATAATGCAATTAAAGATGCAGCATCGTTTGCCTTTGGCGCTACTGGATTTAACAAACTTATAAGAAGTATAAATTTACCGTCAGCTGAGACAGGTCGTGTAGAATCAAATGTTAGTAAAAGTTTTTCTGCTACAGCAAAAGATGCTGATTGGCGTGTAAAACTATCAATGCCAACTTCTCCAAATGTAAAAGATGCTAAACTACTGTCTCCTTTAGCTGCAACAGGCGGGCTATGTTTTCCTTTAACGCCTACTATTATTATAAGCCACAGTGCAAATTACAATACTTTACAGCCTGTGCATACAAACTATCCATTCCAGGTTTACGAAAACAGTCAAGCAGACGATATTATTATTACAGGCGAATTTCCTGTAGAAAATGCAGACGAAGGAAGATATTGGGTAGCTGTTATACATTATCTAAGAACAGTTACAAAAATGTTTTATGGTGAAAGTTCTGAAAACGCAGGAGCACCTCCTCCTGTTGTTAGATTAAACGGATACGGAGATTATGTTTTTAACAATGTTCCTGTAGTTATTTCAAACTTTACAGTAGACTTACCAGCAGATGTTGATTATATTGCTGTTGATTTGCAAGGAGCAGAAAATGGTGCAACAACTTGGGCGCCATCAAACTCACAAATAAGTATAACACTCAAACCTACATTTTCAAGAAGACGTGTTAGTGAATTTAATTTACAAAAGTTTGTTAACGGTGGATATGTTAACGGCGGGGAGGGCTTTATTTAATGGCTAATTATAAAAGTTCTAGTCCTTGGCATAAAACAGGCTATACAAGAACAGGTGCATTAGATGTATTACGAATACGTCCAATTCCGTCATCTTCAGATGATGTACAATATACAATAGAAACACAGTATACTTACAGACCAGATTTACTTGCATATGACTATTATGGTAGTCCTAAACTATGGTGGGTATTTGCACAGCGCAATATGAATATTTTAAAAGATCCTGTATTTGATATGGTTGCAGGAACAACTATATACCTGCCAAAACCAGATAGTTTAAAAAGAGTGTTAGGAATATAAATGATTAATCCTAGTGCAATTATTTCAAACAAAGCTCAGACATTAGCAAGTAGTCTAGGCGAAGCTGTTGAAAGCGTCGATACCGCAGCGTTAACTGAACAATTTGATTTAGTTTCACGCAATGTGTTTGATGCATCGTCTAAGATTAACATACAACTTCCAGATAGCATTGGTCTTGACACAGCTGGGTTACAAAATAGAATAGCAAGTCTTGGAAACAGCATACCGTCTTTGGCAAATATTGACGATCCTAGTGCTATTTTTCCTCCTAGTTTAAATCAGTTTGCAAACGGCTTTGGCAATTCATTAGCAAGCAAAGCACAGAATTTAGTAGATCAAGTAGTTCCGTTAACAGGAAGTTTAGCAAATGGAATAGACTCGGCTGTTGCAGATCTAGAAAGTCAAATCAATAGTCTAACACTACAGTCTGTAGAACAAGAAGTTGAACAATTTGTAGAAAAATTTACAGAGTCTGCTAGAGGAAGTCTAAGTGCTCCAGAAAGAGAGCCTTCTGCACCAGGTGTTACAATAAAAAATCCGCTAAGACAATTTCAAAGTTACAACTGTATTTTTAGTTTAGGTGTATTAACAGCAGACAGTGCAAATAATCCATCAGAGACGTATATTAAGCGTGGTGCAGATTTTACTATACTAAGATCCGGTGGCGGCGGTATAGATAATAAACGTATACAAACTTATTATGATTCTATAGGAGAGGAAGCAGGTAACTTAGAATATTTTATAGATGATTTTGAAATGACATCTATAATATCTCCTAATAACAGAACAGGTACTTCACAGGCTATTAATTTTAGTTTTAGTGTAAAAGAGCCATACTCTATGGGGTTATTTTTACAATCTTTACAAAGTGCGGCTTTTGATGCAGGATTTCAAAACTATTTACAAGCACCGTATTTGTTAGAATTAGATTTTGTAGGCTGGGACGACGACGGCGGCAAACCAGTATCGTACAGTAATAGAAAATTGCCTTTTAAACTAACAACTGTTGAATTTGATGTAGAGTCGGGCGGTAGTACATATCAAGTAAATTGCATTCCATGGAATGAACAAACATTTCAAGATGATGTAATGACACTTCAAGATACTGTTAGTATTACAGGAAATGATCTTGTAGAATGTTTGTCTACAGGAGAGCAAGGACTGTCTACAATTATAAATGACAAATTAAAACAAATTGCCGAAGACACTTGTTCACCGGCTTCAGATTATTATTTGATTAGATTTCCAACTACAAGAGCAGGAGATATTGGAAATATAAGTCCAACAGCAACAGAAAACAGAGCTACTATTAGTGATGCTGAAGCATTATCTTCTAGACGAGGAGAGCAAGCTGCCGAAGTTGAAGAAGACGGCCTTACAACATTTTTTAGAAATATTGGTATAGATACAAGCAGCAATTCTTTGCTACAGTCACTTAAAGGAGATAGTATAACTAATCTTAATGCTATTGGTGCTAGTTCTATGATATCAGAATTTACCGCAGGCGGAGATAGTCCTTTTGGCTTAGGATTATATACATATGACGAGGAAGCTAATGTCTACAAACGTAACGGTGTAGAAATGACAATTAGCGATACTAACAGAACGTTTAAATTTACACAAGGAACACCAATTACTAAAGTCATAGAAGAAATGGTGCTTGTTAGTGAATACGGTAGATCTGCATTACAACGAGTAGACAACAAGGGCGAAATAGATTGGTTTAAAATTGAAGCTAAATGTTATGTAGTACCAGATTCAGCACACGAGACAGAAACAGGTGAATCACCAAAAATATATGTATTTGATGTAGTACCTTACAAAGTTGATGCAAGTAGATTTAGTGCTCCTAGCCAAGCAAATTCTGGATTGATACAAAAAGCAAGGCATTGTGTAAAAACATACAATTACATTTACAGCGGACAAAATGAAGATGTGTTAGGATTTGAAATAAAATTTAATGCAGCATTCTTCCAAGCAATACGCATGGATATGGGCCAATTACAAGCATCTGATGTTGTTAATGATAGAGAAAGTATTACTGTTACTCCAAGAGATCCTGCACTAGGTAGACCTACACCAGGACAAACTGTGCCTGAAGGTAGAACAAGGAGTGTAATGAGGGCCGGTAATTTTAATGGCGGTAGTTACAATAAACAATACGGCGAAGCTGTTGCTAAGATGTTTCATAATGCATTGTTGAATAGTAAAGCAGATCTTATAACAGCAGAATTAGAAATTTGGGGTGATCCGTATTTTATACCTGATAGCGGAGTAGGTAACTGGACAGCACCGAGAGGAGGCTCAAAAAATATTACAGCAACCGGCTCTATAGATCATCAAAGAAATGAAATAGATGTTATTATAAACTTTAGAACTCCTATAGACTATAACAATAATGGTACTATGTTTTTTCCAGGACAAACTATTGCTGTAGATAGTTTTAGCGGAGTATACCAGGTCATAACTGTTAATAGTAGAATAAGTGGAAATAAGTTTACTCAAACCCTTGAATTGGTAAGAAGACGAAATCAAAGTACAGAAGGTATAAGTAACGATCAAGCTCTTGTAGAGTTACCTGCATGCGAGGGTGTTAATACAGCAGACGGCGAACCAACTGAAGAAGTAGGTACTGATCCGCAAGAAAATACAACGGTAAGAGACAGCGAAATTGTTCCACCAAGTGGTTCAAACGGAGCCCTTGCAACTATAAGATCTTCTACAGGTAAAACAACACAGGTTGCGGCAATCTATGCAGAAAATTTTCAAGGACTTATTGACGAACTAGAAAATGACTACGGATACGAAATTAGATCACTCGGCGGTTATGTTCAAAGAAACGCTAGAGGAAGTACAAGTCCTAGTTACCATGCAAGTGGCTTGGCCATTGATATAAACGCTACACAAAACCCTATGATTAGACCTAGACCTGAAGATGCTCCTGAACCATACACAGATATGCCAGAAGGCGGCACAGGGTCGCAAATGAAAGCACTTGCTGAAAAATACGGATTAGGTTGGGGAGGAGACTGGCGAAGCTCGATTGATGCGATGCATTTTAGTGCGGCAAAACGAGAAGGCGGTCAATTAGATTGGCCTAGAAATGGTTTAATACCAGGCACACCGGAAAGTGGTCAACGTGTACCGGAAGATGCTCCAGAGACAGCACCTTCTGAGCCAGAACAAAGACAACCTCAACCATCATCTGAAACAGTAAGAAGAAGACCTGCATCAGGACAAAATGCACAAGAAACTTGGGATCGTAGATATGCCGCAACTCATAACCCAGATGGAACTCCTAAAGCAAGTTTTGTAGCAGCATCTGGTTCTAGAGTTAGCGGAGTAAATTCGGTTGCTAACGATTTTGCATTAAGAGAGCAACAATTCCAATCAGGACAATTTGGTGAATCCACATTGCGTCCTTATTTCCCTACAGATGCACTAGATAACTTATATGATGTAAAAGCAGGAAATAAAATTAGAGCTATAGCAAATTTTTATACTAATCAGGGTGTAGAAGTAAGTACACCTGTTACAACTACTAGTAGTGGTGTAACGTATAATGAATTCGGCGACGAAGTAGCTGTAAGTAGTAGCACACCTGTTTCAACATATGATGAATTTGGTGACGAAATTGAAATCTAGAGGTTAAAAATTGCCACAAAGTAGACGTACAAATTATAGAAACTTAGATGATATAGGAACTGGTCCTTACGAGGCTATAGTTGTAAGTAACCTTGACCCTACCTATATGGGTAGTCTTAAAGTAGATGTTTTGAAAAATAATACTTCGGGTAGTTTACCTGAAAAAATTGGAACGTCTATTGAGGTTAGGTATCTGTCTCCGTTTTACGGAGTAACATCATTAGATACAGCAACGGCAAATGACGGTTATGCAAGTACTCAAAAAAGTTATGGTATGTGGTTTGTTCCTCCTGATATTGGATCACGTGTTCTAGTTATTTTTGCAGAAGGTGATATATCAAACGGATTTTGGATAGGATGTGTTCAAGATAAGTTTATGAATTTCATGGTTCCTGATGGAAGAGCATCAACTGAAATAACTACCGCAGCAACACCCGACAATCTACAAGGATTAAAATTACCTGTAGGCGAATATAATAAAAAAGTTGAACGAGGCTCTGGCAGAGACCCAACAAGATATCCTAAACCATATAATAAAGATTTTTCACAAACTTTAGAAATACAAGGTTTAATTAGAGATGAAAACAGAGGAACAACAACTTCTAGTGCTAGAAGAGAAGCTCCGAGTTCTGTTTTTGGTATTAGCACCCCAGGACCAATTGACAAGCGTTCAGGCGCACCAAGAGGATTACAAGGTGAAGCAGGACTAAAATACTCGGCATTTGTTAATCGCTTAGGCGGCTCTAGTTTTGTTATGGACGACGGTGATGACAAATTACTAAGAGTATCTCATGCATCAGCAGGACCTCCTATATATGCAAACGTAGAAGGCGGTGAATTATTTGGGGATAAAACTATACCCCATAATGAGGTAATGAGATTTAGAACTCGAACCGGTCATCAGATATTAATGCATAATGCAGAAGACTTTATCTATATTGCTAACAGTAGGGGAACAGCATGGGTTGAATTAACTAGTGATGGTAAAATTGATGTTTACGGATTAGACAGTATTTCTATTCATAGTGACTCGGATATAAATTTAACAGCAGATAGAGATGTTAATATTGAAGGCGGCAGAAATGTTAATGTAAGAGCAAGTGCTAGGTATACTGGCTTTCAAAGTAACGGAGGTAGCGGTAACGTACAAATTGAAAGTAAGTTTGATACAAAAATGCTTTCAGAACAAAATATGCTTGTAAATGTAAAAGGATATCAAGAAACTAAAGTTACTGGATATCAAAAAACACTTGTAGAAGGAGATATACATCATCACACAAATGCAAATTTATATGTGTTAGCAGATGCCCAAGGTCATGTCCGCACAGTAGAAGATTTACACGTTAACACAGATGAAACTTTACACCTAGTTGGTAAAGTAGGAAAATTAACAGCAACAGATGGTTTAATAGATTTAAATGCATCAGCAGATGTTAACGTAGATGGTGCAAATGTATATCTTAATAGTGATATAGCAACAAACGGAACAGCGGCAACTGACGCAGAAGATGCTGTAGATTTTATCTATCTTAAAAATTGGACAGTTCCAAAAACATCACCCGGAACAGACATATCCTCAGATATTTCTACTTTCGTAAAAAGAATGCCGACACACGAGCCATATTATCAACATGAAAATTTAGATCCAATAATGGTAAAAAGCGAAAGAACAGATATTACTAATCCTGTTGTTCTTAGTGTTGCACAATATAGAAGTTCAGCAGATACGTTTAGAAAGAGTTTTTCTGGAGGATCAGGAGCAACAGCAGCAGGAGCCGCAGGAGACGGAACACGTGGCGGCACTAATCCAAACTTAGATCCTAACACTAGTGGAGTTAATCCAGTTACAGAACAAGGAGGATCCGGCGGAGATACTCTAACACCACCACAATCATTCTCAACAGTTGGCCCAGACGGTAATTTATTAGATATGATTAGTAGAGCAGAAGGCGCAGGTTACAATACTGTATTTGGCGGAAGCAGGATTACTCCTGAAACACTTTATGGAAAAAGTCTAACACAGCTTACTATACAAGAAGTTATCGACTGGCAGACAGCATCAGTAGATGCAGGCTCTGCGAGCTCTGCTGCAGGTAGGTATCAAATTATTAAAAGAACCTTAGTCTACCTAGTAGATCAGTTAGGTGTTGCATCTAGAACAGATAAATTTGATCCTACTACACAAGATGCTATGGCTAGACGATTGCTACAAGGCAGAGGACTTGACAGATACGTTGCAGGATCTCTTTCAGAGTCAGCATTTTTAAAAGCTATTGCACAAGAATGGGCAAGTTTACCAGTTACACAAAGAACACAAGGTGCATCACGTATTGTAAATCCTGGAGAAAGTTATTATGCAGGTGATGGATTAAACAGGTCATTAATAAGCACTACAGAGTTAGTTGCAGCGGTCAGAAATGCACGAGAATCAGGACTTGCATAGGGGGTAAATATAGATATGAGCACGTTAGAAAAAAATATTTACAAAAGAGTAAATGTATCAAGTCAAAAAGTACAAAAGAAACCTGCAAGTAGTGCGGCTTATAGGTCCATTAGCACAGTAAACCCTGCTAATGATGGTTTTAGATTATACGATCTTGCGGTTATTAAGCAAGACGTAATAAATCATTTTCATATACGTCAAGGCGAAAAACTAGAAAATCCTGAATTCGGTACAATAATATGGGATGTTCTTTTTGATCCTCTTACAGAAGCATTAAAATCTGCTATTGTAGAAAATGTTGAACAGATCATAAACTATGATCCTAGAGTTCTAGTAGACAATGTAGTAGTTGATACTTATGAAAGTGGAATACAAATTGAGTGTACATTAATATACTTGAACTACAGTATAGCTGAATCTATGAGACTACAGTTTGATAGAGAAGCAGGGCTTCTTGCGTAAAGAATTAAACACGTACTTAACACATTATAATAAATACGTTATACGAGGAAAATAGATGTCAGCTACCGATAGACAAAACAGATTATTAGTTGCAGAAGATTGGAAGAAAGTCTACCAATCTTTCCGTAATGCCGATTTTCAAAGTTACGATTTTGATAACTTAAGAAGAACAATGATAGAATATCTCAGGACTAATTATCCTGAAGATTTTAACGATTACATTGAATCTAGTGAATATCTTGCACTAATTGACTTAATTGCTTTCCTCGGGCAAAACTTATCATTTAGAATAGACTTAAACGCTAGAGAAAACTTCTTAGAACTTGCAGAAAGACGTGAATCTGTTTTAAGATTAGCTAGGCTATTAAACTACAATCCTCGTAGAAATCAATCAGCGAATGGTCTACTTAAATTTACAGGTATTAAAACTACAGAAGATATTATAGATTCTAACGGTACAAACCTAGCAGGACAAACAATTCAATGGAATGACAGTACTAACTCTAACTGGTATGAACAGTTTATTAAAGTACTTAATGCTTCATTACCAGTAAATGGCGTATTTGGCAAACCAAATAAAAGCGAAGTAGTAGGCGGAATTCAAACTGATCAATATAGAGTAAACGGTGTTAACACAGATGTTCCTGTCTTTAGTTTTGAAAAACCTGTAGAAGGAAAAAGCACACCATTTGAAGTTGTGTCAATGGATATAGAAGATGGCAGTCTAGTTGAAGAGCCACCTGTACCTGGAAATAACTTTGCATTTACTTATAGGAATGATACACAAGGTCCAGGAAGTAGTAATACAGGATTTTTTGCACACTTTAGACAAGGTAGATTAGAAAGCGGACAATTTAGTGTTACACAACCTTCACCGAATCAGACTGTAGGTATCGATGCTGAAAATATTAATGATTCTGATGTGTGGTTATTTAAATTAGACGGTAACAACAACGAGTCAGAGTTGTGGTCAAAATTAGATGCTGTAGAAGGCAACAATGTAATCTATAATAGTATAAACAAAAAAATTAGAAACATTTACAGTGTTTTAACTAGAGTCGATGATCGCATTAACTTAATTTTCTCAGACGGTGTGTTTGGAAACCTACCAAAAGGTAACTTTAAAGCCTATTATAGAGTTAGCGAAAATAGGAATATGGTGATAACACCAGCAGCAATTAGTAACATTACTGTTAGTATTCCTTATCTTAGCAAAAAAGGTAGAGTACAAACTTTAACAATTACACTAAGCCTGCAAACTACAGTAGCTAACGGTAGCAGAACAGAAACAAATTTAAGCATTAAACAAAATGCGCCTGCAACATACTATACACAAAATAGAATGATTACAGGAGAAGATTACAACGTTGCTCCTTTAGGAGTAAGTCAAGAAATTGTAAAAGTTAAAAGTGTTAACAGAACATCTAGTGGTATATCTAGATATTTTGATATAGTTGACGCAACTGGAAAATATAGTAATACAAATTTATATGGCAATGATGGTGTAGTTTATAAAGAATACACGATTGATAAAACAAGTTTTAACTTTGACACACAAACAGACATCGAAGGCATTATTATAAATCAAATTGAGCCTATTCTTGATAACAAGCGTGTCAAGCATTTTTATCTAGACAAGTTTCCTAAAATTAATACGTTTGATTTGAATGTATTTTGGAAAGTAGTAAGTGAAGACACAAATACATTTACAGGACAGTTTGAATCGAGCACCGGTGAAGCATACAACGTAGGAACTTTTACTACTAACAGTTTAAAATATATTGAAGCAGGAACATCAGTTAAATTCCAAGCACCTGAAGGATATCATTTTATGAGTGATGGAAGTTTAATGGCTGGTACTCCTGATCATGTAGGTAGTAGTTTGTATAAATGGACAAAAGTAGTTGCTGTTTCAGGCAACGGTATTCAACCAGGATTAACTGAGATACAAGGTGCGATTGCACTAGGTGATAAAATACCTACAGGATGTAGACTAGTTCAAGTGAGACCAAGACTTGCAGAAAGTCTTACTGATGATGTAAAAGTTGAAATAATTGACCAGGCATTTGCCTACAACGATTTTGGCTTGCGTTATGACCAAACAAACAGAATTTGGCGACTAATTAAAGCATCGGATATAGATAAGCGTAGTAGTTTTGGTACAGGCTTTTCAGGTAATGTAACTAATAGTAACCTTGATGCAAGTTGGCTCATATTATTTGAAACAAATGGCGAAACATACAAAGTTACTTACCGTGGCTTACAATATGTATTTGAAAGCGATAAAGAAATTAAATTTTATTATGACAGTGCTGACACAATGTACAATAATAAAACAGGAAAAACTAAAAAAGATAAAATTACAGTACTGAATATAAACACCCAGCCTGATAATACATCACCGTTTACAAGCGATTTTACTTTTGATATCTTAGAAGCATATAGAGACAAAGAAGGTTATGTAGATACTAAGAAAATAGAAATTACATTTGCTGACAGAGATAATGATGGTATCATTGACGATCCTGAATTATTTGATCATATCGTAGCTGAAGATATAAATCCTCTTACAAAATTAATCATGCAAGAAAAATATATTACTGGCACAGGAGTAGAAGACTTCAAATACGTAGATGCAACTAGTGCAAACATTAAGATATTTTTGAACCAAACAAGTATAGGTCCTCTTAGTGCATATACTGACGGTGATATTTTTTACTTACAGTCAAGTGATACCTTCAAACAGTATAATCAATCACAAAATGAATTAGTTACTATTAGTGATTATAAAGCATTTATAGGTAGAGATAAACTTAAATTCCATTATTTACACACAGCTGATAGCAATAACAGAATTGATCCTAGTGCAAGTAATCTAATTGATACGTTTATGCTTACTAAGACATATGATAGAAATTATAGATTGTGGATTGATGGCCAACTTTCACAAAAACCGCTTCCACCAAGTTCGGACGAATTATTTAGAACTTATGGAAGGGAATTAAACAAAATAAAATCTATTAGTGATGAGGTAATTTATCATCCTGTAAAATATAAAGAACTATTTGGTTCTACAGCAAAGACTGATTTACAAGCAACATTTAAGTTAGTTAAAAATAAAGACTTAGTTTTAAATGACAACGATATTAAGACAAGATGCATAGAAGCAATAAATCAATATTTTGCATTAGAAAATTGGGATTTTGGAGATACTTTTTACTTTCAAGAATTGGCAACATACATAATGAGCAGACTTGCTCCTGATCTTGTAAGTGTAGTAATTGTACCAAATCAAATTACACAAGCATTTGGAAGTTTGTTTGAAATAAGAAGTGAACCGGATGAAATTTTTATCAATAGTGCAACAGTAGCAAACATAGAATTAATAGATGAAATTACAGCAACTAGACTGAATGCTTCAGGTAATGTTGTAACTTCTAGCGACACAGACAATGTAGGCATAACTAGTTCTACTTCTTTTGTAAGTTCAACTAGTCCAAATAGTGGAGGAAGTTATTACTAATGGCTTACGATAACGATCAGACAGAATCACCATTGCCAACAGGCGATCAAGAGAAAAGAAAAAGCACTGATCTCTTACCTAAGTATTTTAGAACGCAAGCAAATAAAAAGATTCTATCTAGTACATTAGATCAGTTAGTACAACCTGGATCAGCAGAAAAAGTTAATGGCTATATGGGCAGAAAAAATTCTAAAGCTCATAGGCTTAATGATACTTACATAGAAGATGTAACTGTACAACGACAAAATAGGCAATTAGAACCGGCCACAGTATCTGTAGATGATTTAGGTAATGTAAATTTTTATGCTGATTATGCAGACTATGTAAACCAAATTAAAAACTTTAATGGTAGTAATGCTAATCATAGTTTAATGAATAGCCAAGAATACTATGCTTGGAACCCTAATATTTGTTTTGATAAATTTACAAACTTTAGAGAATACTATTGGCTACCTAATGGCCCTCAAACTGTAACAGTTTTTGGCAAGTCGGAAGATGAAACTAGTACTTACACAGTAACTACTGAAGTACAAGATGACAATACAGTTTATAAATTTGATCCTCCAGGATTTGAACCTAATCCTGCTTTAACATTATACAGAGGACAAACTTATACATTTGATATTGATACTCAAGGCCATCCATTTTCGTTTTCTACTAACAGAAGATTTTCAGATGCTCCGTTTACACTTGAAAAACAAAATGACGGAAGTTATAAAGTTATATCTGGAGATTCTGAAAATATTTCTAGCCTATATGTTCAAGGAATTACAGCCGTTGATTTAGAAGGTAATGAAATTGACCCAGTTAATGTTGAACAAGGTAAAATTACATTCACCGTTCCGTATAATGCACCTGATCAATTATATTATGTAAGCCAAAGTGATATAAACACAAGTGGGTATATTAAAGTATTTGATATAATTGAAAATACATCAATAGATGTTAACGAAATTGTTGGTAAAAAGCAATATACAAGTGCTAACAAGGTTGCATTATCAAATGGACTAAAAATAAAATTTGCTGGAAATGTAACTCCTGAGTTTTACAAAGATAAAGAATTTTTTGTAGAAGGTGTAGGCGAAAGCATTAGATTAATTAACGAATTAGATTTAGTTATTCCTGCCAGTTATGTCGGAAATAAATTAGTACCATTTGACAGCGAAGGATTTGATAGATTGCCATTTGGTAATGCTAGTGCCTTTGCAGAAACAAAAGATTATATTGTAATTAATAGAGCTAGTCCTGATAGAAATGCATGGTCAAGATATAACAAATGGTTCCATAGAGATGTTATAGAAAAGTCAGCAGAATATAATGATAGTGTTCCTAGTATTGATCAATCTGCTAGGGCGTCAAGGCCAATTATTGAATTTAATGCAGGACTAAAATTATTTAATTATGGTACTCAAGCAAAACATGATGTAGACTTAATTGATTATAAAACTACTGATGCTTTTAGTACAGTAGAAGGTTCTACAGGTTATAATATTGATAATGTAAATCTTGCAGACGGAATGCGTGTTATTTTTAATGCAGATACTGACCGTCTTGTTAGAGGAAAAATTTACAAAGTTAAATTTATTTTAATTGACAATATAAGGCAAATAAGTTTAATTGAAGATGATGATGCAATACCAACCGAAAATGAAACTGTTCTAGTTAAAAGCGGAGACATATACAAAGGTAAATTATTTTACTTCGACGGAACATCGTGGGTTGCATCACAAGAAAAAGTAAAGGTTAACCAACAACCAAAGTTCGATGTATTTGATACAATGGGAAATAGTTTTTCAACTTATAATGCATCAACATTTGCAGGAACAGAACTTTTTGCTTACAAGATTGGAACTGGTACTAACGACAGTGAATTAGGATTCCCTCTTTCATACAGAGCTATAGAAAACTTTGGTGATATACAATTTAATTTTCCGCTAGTAACTGATGCCTTTGTATACGAACAAGATAACGAAAAAATTAAAGTCAATACAGAAACGGGTTACTTGAGACAGTACAGTAATATTACGAACTTTAAAAGTAAAAATGGTTGGGAAAAAGCAAATCAACTTAGTAAACAGGCTGTAATTAAACAATATGATGTAGAAGATCAACTTAATGATTTTGCTGTAGATGTATTTGACCGTAGTGGTGACTTAAATGATTTAGAAGTAAAAGTTTATGTTAATAGTTACTTTAGGAAAGAAGAAGTACATTATACTATCAACAGAATTAATGGTATTGCGTATATTACTTTTACTGATAATCTTAAAACTGGAGATATTTTAATTTTAAGATGTTTTTCTAAGACACCATCTAATCAAAATGGGTATTATGAACTTGCTTATAATTTAGAAAGAAATCCTTTAAACGAAAATATTAAAGATTTTACTATTGCAGAAGTAAATGACCATGTAGGTACAATAATAGAAAATACCTTTGATTATAATGGAAACATTTTTCCAGGATCAAGCAACCTAAGAGACTTAGGGTTTATTGTTAAAAACGGAACAAGATTTGTTAAACATACTGGCCCAATTGCTCTTGCAAGTTATCATCTTACAGATAAAAACGCAAACATTATAAAGGCATTAAAATATGCAAGATTAGAATACGCAAAGTTTAAAAGATTGTTTATTCAAGTTGCTGAAAATTTAGGATATGACGGTCCAATAAAACAACATGTTGATAACATTATAGCAGAAATTAATAGTCAAAAAACTGAAGGTATGCCATTTTACTTTTCAGATATGATACCACATGGTGCATCAAAAGGCACAACTCATATTGTAAGAGCAAGTGATAGCGAATTTTTTGCATTATCAGAATACTTTGACTTAGACCAATTAAGTAACAGAAGCGTAATGGTTTACCTAAATGGTAAATCTCTTTGTTACGGCTCAGATTACGAGTTTACACAAGAAGGTTTCGTAAAAGTACTTACAACTTTACAAGTAGGAGACGAGCTTGAAATATACGAATACGATACAACAGACGGTTGTTTTGTTCCTGCAACTCCTACAAAGTTAGGACTGTATCCTAAGTACAAACCAGAAATTTTTATCGACGATACCTATGAAACACCTAGAAAAGTTATTCAAGGACACGACGGTAGTATTGTGTTTGCATATGACGATTTTAGAGACGATTTAATATTAGAATTTGAAAGAAGAGTTTACAATAACTTAAAGCAAGAATATAATCCTGATATTTTTAATATTCATGATTTTGTAGGCGGAAACTATAGAGACACAGGATTTGAAAGAGCAAACATAGATACAGGCATGGTATCTGATTTTGTACAATGGACTGTTATCGCAGGCGATCCTAATTATACCAATAACGATTTTTATAAAGACACTTTTACATTTAGATACAATTATAAAAATATGTCTTCACCTACTGGTAAAAAATTACCAGGTTTTTGGAGAGCTGTTTATAAAGATGCTTATGATACAGATCGTCCTCATACTCATCCTTGGGAAATGCTCGGCTTTACAATTAAACCAAAATGGTGGGAAGAAGTATACGGGCCGGCACCCTACACAGCCAACAATTTTGTATTATGGGAAGATTTACAAAATGGTGTAATTCGCCAACCTGGCGTACCTACAGTAGTAAATTCTAAATACAAAAGACCAGGTTTACTAAATCATATTCCAGTAGATTCCAACGGAAAACTTTTAAGTCCGTTAGATAGCAACTATGCAAAAAATTATGTTGCTATTAGAGCTAGAGATGCATATACATTTGGCGACGAAACACCTACTGAAACAGCATGGAGACGTGGTAGTGAATATCCATTTGCGTTAATTACATCTTGGATATTAAATCAACCAGCAAAAGTAATCGGACTAGGCTATGATTTATCAAGAATGTCAAGAAATGCTGTAGGCAACATTGTATACAGTGAGTCAAATACTATTTTAAGATTAAGAGATTTGGTATTTCCAAATACATATACAGATAATCAGCGTGTCATAACTTCTGGATTAGTAAACTACATTTACAATTATATTGTAAGTGATATAAACACAAATTATGACGAATATCAAAATACATTAACTACTCTAAAAAATAAACTTGCATTAAAAGTTGGAGGATTTACTGATAAAAGTAAATTTAAATTAATTTTAGATAGTAGAACACCTCTAAATGAAGGCAATGTATTTGTTCCACCAGAAAACTACAAATTATTTTTAAATACCTCTACTCCAGTAACTATTGCAAACTACAGTGGTGTTGTTATTGAAAAAGCAACTGGCGGATTTATTATAAAAGGATACGATCAGGCTAAAAGTTCGTTTGATTATTTTGAAGCAATTGAAACACAATCAGATCCTAGTATCAATGTTGGAGGCATATCGGAATCATTTGTAGATTGGGATAATGGAAAGCAATATATTAAAGGACAAAATGTTAGGTTTGATAGTTTCTTTTATAGAGTGAAAGAAAGTCATGTTAGTGGAACAACATTTGCAGATGATAAAATGTCTAAACTTGCTGCATTGCCACAAGTAGGCGGTAGAGATAGTGTTCTAAGACGTAAATTTACTAACCGTGTTAAAACAATATCATATGGAACTCAACTTAATAGTGTACAAGCGGTTGTAGACTTCTTGTTAGGATATGAAGCATATTTAAAAGCACAAGGATTTATATTTGAATATTATAATAATGATATCGAAATAGTTGAGGACTGGACATTTAGTGTTAAAGAATTTATGTTCTGGACTACACAAAATTGGGCCGCAGGAAGTGTGCTTACGATTAGTCCTGGTGCTCAACAAATTAAATTTAATAAACCCTATCATGTAGTTGATAATATATTTGATGATTTTTATGATTATAGTTTATTAAAGGCCGACGGCAGAAAATTAGACAGATCGTTTAGTAGCATTGCACGAGACAGTGAAAATGATTTTGGGTTGTCTGTAAAAAATACAGCAGATGGCATTTATAGTATACGTTTGCCGTTAGTACAACGAGAACATGTAATTCTTTTAGACAACGTAACAGAGTTTGGTGATGTAATTTATGATCAAGAAGCGGGCTATAGACAAGAACGTATAAAGGTTACAGGGTATAGAAGTGACAACTGGAGCGGTGGCCTTAATATTCCAGGATTCATTTATGATGAAGCTGAAGTAAGAGATTGGGAACCTTGGAAAGATTATGGTATCGGCAAACTAATTAAGTACAAAGAATTTTACTATGTAGCAACTAACAATATCAGTGGCACAGAAGTATTCATCGATAATCAATGGGAAAGATTAAGTGAAAGACCAGAATCTAAACTATTAACAAACTTTGAATATAAAGTTAATCAGTTTGCTGACTTTTATGATCTTGATACAGATAATTTTGATATTGAACAGCAAAAACATGCTCAGCATTTAATAGGATATCAAAAACGTAAGTATCTTGAAAATATTATTAATGATGATGTAAGTCAATATAAATTTTATCAAGGCATGTTGCAAGATAAAGGAACAAAAAATAGTTTAACAAAACTGTTTGATGCTTTAGCAAGCGCAGATAAAGAAAGTTTAGAGTTTTATGAAGAATGGGCTATTAGGTTAGGACAATATGGTGCTACAGATAACTTTGAAGAAGTAGAATTTCTAATTGACGAAGCAGAAATAAAAACTAATCCACAGCCTATAGAGCTTGTGTTAAGTAAACCGGCTAACGATACCGACACTATTTATAAACTAACTCCTAGTGACATATATAAAAAGCCTCAAAACTACGATCATAAACCATTTCCAGTAGTAGATCTTTATAATCAATACACAAGAGATGCTGGTTATGTTTACGAAGGTGATGTAGTTTACAGAATTAACGACAGAAATGATATATTAACAGCAAATATTGATAGAATAGGCGCAAATGATTATATATGGATAACAGGAAAAACTGGAGACTGGGATGTAGTACAGCATATTACTACAGATATAAGAGTTACTAAAATTGAAGCATTTAGTGCAAGTGCTGATGCACGAGAATTACCTGCAAATCCTGGAGGTACTTTCTATCTTAATAAAGCACATTCATTTAAGGTTGGCGATATTATAGGAGTATCTAACACTTCAACAGCAAATGATGCGTTTTACATTATAGAAACAGTTAGACCTACACAAATTGATGTATTTGCTAGTGCAAATCAAAGCATAGAAGCATTAGAAGAAGTAGACGGATATATCAGTAAATTAAGATCAGTCAAATTTGATACAGTTAAAAATGCAAATTATGTAATGGAAGATCGAGTTGCAAATCAACAAAAGATTTGGATAGACGGAACTACTAAAGATTGGCTTGTTGCTGAAAGAACTGATGCATTTTTAGATGCAGATCACTATAATAACCCTGCAAATTACGATCCTTCCAGTACTTACGAGTTTGGTTCAGAAATGACTGTGAATAGTGCTAATACAAGAATAGCAATAGCAGATCACAGTGCAAATAATAATAAGGGTAAAGTTTATACCTATCAAAGAGGGTCAAATTTACGCAATTTCTTATACGAATCTGAATTAGATTTAGATACAGCATTGTATCCAATGGATGACGATCATAGATTTGGTGCAAGTGTTGCAATGAGCCCCGATGGAAAGTTTATTATAGTAGGATCTAGTACAGCAAGTGGAGTTGCATCTAGTTATAAAGGAGATTATAGTAAAACTTCAGCATATAGCGAAAATGATATTGTTAAGTTTAATGAAAACTATTGGAAGTCTATAAGAACTATTACTCCAGAAAGTAGTAGTGTTGCATTTAGTACATTTGATAGCTATACAAATTTAGAAAGACAAAGTGATAGTAGTTTACTTACATTAGTTTTACAAGGAAGTCCTTACTTACCTAATACCGAAACAGATCACTTATTAATAGCTGCGCCTTTTGATCAATATAGAGGCACTAAAGTAAAAGATAAACTTGTTCTAAATTGGAATTTTTATACAAACTTTAATAGAAATGAAGGACCAAATACTTCAGTAGAACTATTCCCCACAGGAATCAATTCGCAAAATGTGCAAGCACAATACAACGAACCGGGTGGCTCTTTTATAGACGGCGAACATGAAATTATTGAAAAGGTTGATAGTGTATTACTACTTGAACCATATACAGACCCGCCTGAAGAAGGTGATGTTATTTCAACACCTAGTGGCTCTGCAACTGTTTTCAAAACATTTACAAGAGATTTTAAATTAGTAATTTATACTAAAGACACTAATGGTGTATTTACAGAAAACGGCACAATATCAAATGCTGCAGGTACTGAAATTGGTACATATACCCAACCTAATTTTAATGGTACATCAGGCGGCATCGGTGGCTGGTGGTATATCAATACTAATGGTACATATGTTACGTCAGACGAATTTACAGAAACAAAAGATTATGGTGTTCCTGCTTATGGCTTAGTGTATCGAGATATACTAGTTTATGATGAAAATACTGATTCCTATGCAAGAACAATTCCTAATTTTTATAAAAATATTCTTAATGATGTAAATGGTACGTTATTCCCAGATAGAGATGAACCTGGATTTATTGGAATATTATCTCATAGAGGCGGAGCATACATTAACGAAGATGTTGACGGCATTCAAAATATTTTAGATCCAAGATGGCTAATGCGAGTTCCACCTACGCTTGCTGGAGAAATTAACCAACCAGGTGATCAGTTTAGGGTTGCTATCGACGACCAAGCAGATCCAGTTGACGAATCATTACTTGGCATCGAAGCATCTTATCTAAATGATAACTTGCATACTGTTATTGATGTATGGGAAGGATATATTGACTTTACATTTACAAAATTCCAAACAGCAGATATTGATATATTATCAGACCAAGATACTGATGTTGGTGACTTCTTTGAGCCTGCATACGAGGGTAAAGTATTTACAGACACATTAGGAAATATTGTAAACATAGGCGGAGCTGATGGTGATTTTATTAGAGATGAGATCACCGGTGCAAGAGGTCGAGTAGCATATTATATAAGACGTAATATTAACCAAGGTAGAGTATATCTTAAAGAAGTTACAGGAAACTTTACACAAGGTAATAGATTGCTATTAGAAACACAAGAAGGAAATCCACCGCAAGCAAACTTGCGTATTATGGGACCTATTAATAAAATTTCTTTAACAGGATCAAATACAGGAAAAATTGCTGTAATGGAAAGGGGAACACCGTTTCCTGCACATCCTGAATCATATGGTGGATTGGAACAGTTTGCTGATCTAAATACTTTTGCATATGTAAACAAAGAGTTTTGGATATACAAAGAAAATTTAACAGAAGCAGGAGCAGAAGCCCAAGCAAGCATACCTAGCACATCTAATAGTGACTGGAGACTTGTTTACAATCTTCCTGTAGATACATCAGGATCAACAGATAGCAAACCTACTAATCAAGGTGTTTATAGTATCTTTAGTAGTGTAGGAAGCGTTTGGACAAATCAAGGAACATATACTATTCCTGGAAGTTCAACAGGTAGCAATGTAGGTAAACAAGTTGCTGTAAGCCAAGATGGAGATTTATATAGATTCTATGTAGGGTCTAAAGAAAATCTTACCGTAATTAAACACGGTACTGACAAATACGGAAAAACATATAGATTTGCTCTTGACATAAATCCTCATTATAGAGGACCATACACTCCGGATGCAATTTACAAAACTGGAGAAATTGTATTATATGATAATCAGTTGTATAGTGCATTGACTTTTAACAAAAATGTTATTCCTACAAATTTATTAAAATGGGAAATATTAGGCAACCAAGTAAATTATCTACCAACACTTCCAAATGATGTTAATATTTACAATGATCCTGTGTTTGACGATTTAAACGAGCAAGTCATTGATTTTTCAAAGCAAGTTAAAGTTAGCGAAAATGGACAAATTCTTGTAACGAGTATTATTACAGATGAATCAGTTGACCAAGATAACAAAGTTTTAATTTATAGAATACTAGATGACAGATATGTTTTAAGTCAAACTATTGTTGCACCAGTTTCTAATACTGGTTGGGGTAGTAGTTTAGATATATCTGAAAATGGAAACATTATTGTTATTGGAGATCCTGAAAACAGTGAAGATGCATATCATGCAGGTAAAGTTTACGTTTATGCTAAAGACGGATTACAGTATGAATTACACCAAACATTGTCAGGTACGAAAACACCTGCTGAAAGATTTGGTATTAAAGTTACCGCAACAAATGACTTGATTGCTGTAAGTAGCGGCGCCGGAGATATAATAACCAATACAACCTTTGATAGCGGCGAAACATCCTTTGATGAAACATTTACAACATTCCCGGATAAGAAAATAGACAGCGGAAGTGTAAGACTTTATCAGTTTATAAAAGACGCATATATTCTTGGAGAAGAATTAGACTACGGCGGTGATTCTACAGTATTACAAGCAGGTAGGTTTGGCGACCAAGTGTTAGCAAATAAAAACCACATATATGTTGGTATACCTGGAGATCCTAATGTAGACGAAGTAGGAATCAATCCTGGTAGTTGGGTTGATTATAAGGTTGCTGCTGATCAAAAACCCTGGACAACTATTAGAACACCAAACAATGTTGTAGACGTTAATGCAATTAAGTCAGTTTACTTGTACAATACTGTTACAGATAAATTAGTATCATACATTGATTACATCGATCCTGTGCAAGGTAAGATAGCAGGACCTGCTGAACAAGAATTAACATTTAAATCTAATATTGATTTAGCTAGATATAATGTCACAAGTTTGCCAAACTTCTTTAGTGAAACTGACAACTGGGAAGAAAAGTATGTGGGCAAATTGTGGTGGGATTTATCAACCGCAAAATTCTTTAATGCATATCAAGAAGATGTAGCCACTCAAGCAAACTACTGGAGCAAATTAATTCCTAACTATTCTGTTGATGTCTATGAGTGGGTAGAAAGTTCTATTCCTCCAGATGAGTGGGATACACTAGCAGATACAGCTAGAGGTTTCGCTCAAGGCATAAGCGGACAATCTAAGTATGGTGTAGATGCATATAGCCAAAAACTTTCATATAATTCAGCAACAAAAACTTTTAATACAAAATATTACTTCTGGGTAAAAAATAAATTAACAATACCCGCAACAGAAGATAGAAGTTTACCGGCATCAGAAGTTGCAAAACTAATTGGAGACCCAAGAGGACAAGGATATCAGTTTGTTGCTCTACTTAGTGATAACAGATTTGTTATTTACAACGGTGAAAGTTTGATAAAAGATAAAGAAGTAGCTCTGCACGTAAGTTATTATACGCAAGATACACAAGAGCAAAATAGACATTTAGAATATCAATTGGTCACTGAAGGTTTAGAAACAAGTGTTCCTAGAGCAGATTTGGAAAGAAAATGGATTGATAGTCTAATTGGTTATGATGATAGGGGTCGTACAGTACCTGATCCTGAACTTAGTCCTGCAGACAAATACGGCAATTTAAATAGTCCTAGACAAAGTTGGTTTGTAAATAGACAAGAAGCATTTAAGCAAGTAATTGAAAGAGCTAATATTGCCTTGCAAGAAACTATTATTGTTGATGACTTTAGTTTTGACACATTAAATAGCGTTGATCAACCTCCATTTGTTACTGAAAGACTTTATGATTACAAAGTAGACACTTTGGACGAAGTACAATTTATTGGTACAAACAAAATTGCACAAGCAACTTTAATACCGTCAGTACATAACGGCGTAGTAACTGATATCAGAATTATCAATACAGGTAGAGGATATGCAGATCCTACTTATAATATAGAAACTTCAACAGTTAGACACGGACCTAGTTTTACTGTTGTAGGTAAAGGTACTGGTTTAGATTTTAATTTAGAAATTAATCCACTAGGACAAATTAACAAAGTAAACATAATTAATGGCGGCACAGGGTACGATGAAAACACTGTTATTACCGTTAGACCTGTATCAATCTATGTAGAAAATGACATTACTGTTGATAATAAGTGGGCTATTTACAGTTGGAATGCAACTTCGGGCTTATGGGACAGAAAATTGTCTTCAAGTTTTGATACAACAGCATATTGGAAATATATTGATTGGTATGCACCTAACACTAATCAGTTTACTAGAATTGATCATCGTGTTGATGAAAGTTATCAGCTTTTATCGGCAAACGCAAAAATCGGACAAATTGTTAAAATTGCAAATATCGGAACAGGCGGTTGGCTCTTACTTAAACGTATTAAGAATACTAACAGTGCTGATTATACAATTGATTATGAAACTATAGGTAGACAAAACGGCACTATAGAAATCAGTAGCAAACTTTACGATGTTGTAGAAAATACAGTTGGTTATGATTTATTAGGTTTTGATAATAGATTCTTTGATACAGAGCCTGTTACAGAAGCAAGAAAAATATTAGAAGCTTTGAAGAATGACATTTTTGTTGATGACTTAAAAATTAAATGGCAAGAACTATTCTTTGCAAGTATAAGATATGTACTATCTGAACAGCAAAATGTTGACTGGGTTTACAAAACTAGTTTTGTTAAAGCAAAACATAATGTTGGCGGCTTAACTGAAAAAATTAATTATCAAAATGATAATTTAAGTAGTTACAATGATTATATTAGAGAAGTTAAACCTTACAAAACTAATATTAGAGAATATGTAAGCTCTTATGATAAGTTAGAAAATACTAATACAGTTACAGCAGATTTTGATTTACCACCATTCTATGACTTTAGTGAAAATGCAATTAAGACAAAACCTGTTAAAGTTATTGATAATGAAATTATCGGTGTTGATGCATTCTTTGACGAGTATCCTGCAAAAAATTGGAAAGATAATAATGGATTTAAAGTTGTAGGTATTAACATTTATGATGGAGGTAGCAAATATACATTTCCTCCAACTGTTACAATTACCGGCGGCGGCGGAACCGGCGCTACAGCAAGAGCGTATTTAGGCGCCGGAAAAGTAGTTAAAATTATAGTAACTAATCCAGGATCTGGATATTTAAGCGCACCAACTGTAACAATATCAGGTTCGGGTGCAGATGATTCTACAACAGCCGTTGCGTCTGCACAAATTGGTGAAACTGTTGTTAGAACACTAAATGTTCAAATGAAATTTGATAGAGTTTCAGGCGAGTACTTTATACTGTCATTGCCAGAAACAGAAACATTTACAGGAACAGCAATCAATGATACTTTCCAACTAAAGTATCCTATGAACTTAAAGAGAAATAAAGTTAAGGTTACTGTCAACGGTGAATTACTATTACGTAGTCAATATACTTTTTCAAATATAGAAGATAAAACTTACACATACAATAGACAGTTTGGTCAAATTCAATTCACAACAGCACCTGAATTAAACAGCATTATTGTAGTTGAATATGAAAAGAATCCTTTGATGCTTAATGCACAAGATAGAATTAATCAACTTTATAGTCCAACTACTGGAATGCTTGGCAAAAATTTAGGCCAGCTTATGACAGGTGTTGACTACGGCGGCGTTGAAGTTAAAAGTTTTGGTTTCGAAGGCACATCAGGTTGGATGGTAGACGATTATGGTACAGATACTTGGGATAGTTATGATAATACTTTTGAAGATGAAGTATTCATTGCTGATGGTACAACTGTTGCTGTAGAGTTATCTAAGCCACTTGAAGATGAAATAGTATACAATGTCTATTTAAAACGTGCTGGCCAAGCGCAAGCAATTAGAATTGACGATCCGTTATATCCAAATGGTAACAATCAAAATGCACTAATACAAACAATAACAGGCGACGGTGTTACTACAATTATTAATTTAGCAGATAACGACATTGAATTAAATGACGGTGATGTGTTTACTATAAGAAAGATTACATCAGATGGTAGTTTCTTACCTGATCCTGATTCATATGATACACAATTAGATGGAGGCACTATAGATTATGGAAATGCTGCTGGCGTAAATGCAGATGACATAATACTAGACGGTGATCTATTTGTTACTCCGCTTACTAGCCAAGGTCCTGAAGAATTAGTAGCAGGACAGGTTTTAGATAGTGTTGATATTACTGTTTATGAAAGAACAGGTGAAGGTCAAGGTCAAGTTTATAATCAAAATTATCTAACAGACGGAAGTACTACAGAATATCCTTTAGGTTTACTTCCTAATTCTGAAGATGCTGTTATTGTAAAATTAGGTAATACAATAGTTGATAAATCAGAATATACTGTAGATTATAAAAATTTAAAAATAACATTTAACAATGCGCTGGCTCAAGATCAAATATTGACTATATTAACTATAGGAGTTAACGGGCAAAATATTATCGATATAGGAACTATTCTTACAGAAGATGGTAAAGATATTTACGAAACACAAATTATGTGGAATGATAGATACAGTATCTTTTTAAGACGAGATGGTATTATACCAGACGGTCCAGAGTTAATTGCAAGAAAAAGTGACAACGGATTTATAGAATTTAAGTTTTCACCAATTGCACCAGTAGCTGGTACAAGACTTGATTATGAAATATATTCTAATAATACACAAATTAATTACAGTAAAGTTAATAAAGATTCTATAGTTGCTGACGGCTCGAGTACAGTTTATAATCTTTCTATTGCATCTCAGTATGCAACACCAGCAGAGTTCTTTAGTATTGTAGAAATTGATGGAGTTATACAAAAGCCAGGTTATTCTAAAGTATTAACAATCACAAATGATAGAATTCGTGAGTATACTCTAGACACATTCCAAGTACCACCTTCGAGTATTGTTGCAGCTCAGTTAGAAGTTTACTTAAACGGATCTAAACTTACCCAAGTTGAAGACTACCTAA